GGTAGCTGTGCGCGCACGCTTTAAACGAATGTCGAAAAAAAAGGCCGTGAAACCTGAAGGCATTCCGCGACTGCTGACGGGGCAGCAGCTCGCCAAGTTCTTCGGCGTTTCCACGGGATTTATCTCGGGGCGCACCTCGAGCGAGGTCTTGAAGCCGGTCAACGGCAAGGCTCGCAAGGGTGCGAAAGCCCTCTATGACGTCCAGGAATCCGCCGCGGCGCTGATGGGCGAAAAGGTTGCCCAGCCAGAAGCGGACCGCTCGATCGTCGCCCGCGAGCAAGCCGAACGCCTGCGCATCGGGAACATGCGAGAGCGTGGCGAGCTTTTGGATGCCCATCTCGTCGAGGAGGGCCTCAAGGCGGCAATGGCGGGACTACTGCAAGACTGGGACGCATTGGCGCAGCGCGTAACGACCGATGAAACAATCCAAGCGGCCGTTGCCAGCGAGTGCCGCGGCGCCCAGGAAAGATTTGCGAAGGTTCTCGCGGATCTTGCGGATAGTTTCGCAGCTCGCGCAGCCGAAACCGCAAAGGACGGCAGCCGAATGGGCTGACGCGGAACGCTCGCTGCCGGCGGGCTCTCCGGAGCCCGGCAGGTGGCGCAGCTCTCGGACGCCGTACTGCATCCCGATCACGGCGGCGATGATTACGTACCGTCGGGTTGCCGCGATCATGTCGGTGCAAATGGGCAAGACGCAGGCGATTCTCAACGAGATGGGCCGGCAGTTATCCGATTGCCCGGCGCCGATCCTCTACGTGGCGCCAACCCGCGATCTCGTGAGCACGGTCATCGAGCCGCAGATCACGGCCATGTTGAAATCATCCGAAGTGCTGTGGGCGGCGACCGACAAAAGCCGCACTGCACAGAAGCTTGCGAAAGTCATCAACGGCGTCACGGTGCGCCTGGCGTGGGCTGGATCGGCGACGCAGTTGGCCTCGCAGCCGGCGCGCACCGTCATGGTCGATGAACTTGATCGCATGAAGCCGATCCCCGGCGAAGGGGATCCGCTCACGCTGGCCGAGGCGCGTACGACGAACTACGCCAAAGGCCGGATCATCGTCACCTCGACGCCGACGCTCGGTAACATCGATGTCGAGAAGCACCCGGTCACCGGGATAGAGCACTGGAAGCCTTCGGTCGATACCAAAGACGTGCCGAGTCCTATCTGGAAATTATGGGAGGAGGGCACGCGGCACGAATGGGCGGTTCCCTGCCCGCATTGTCGCGAGTACTTCATCCCGCGATTCCGGCAGCTAAAGATCCCCGAGAAGGCAACGCCGCGCATCGCGCTCAAGGAATCTAAGCTCATGTGCCCGGCGTGCGGCGCCCTGATTGAGGATTCCGCTAAGGTCGCGATGAATGCGGCCGGCCACTACCTCGCCCCAGGGATGAGCGTCAAGGACGGTAAGGTCATCGGCGATCCGCCCGAATCCGACACGGCGAGCTTCTGGGTTTCCGGGCTGATGTCGCCCTGGAAAACCTTCGGACAGCGCGCCTCGGATTTCGTGAGCGCGGTGAGGAGCGGTGATCAAGCCAAGATCCAGGCGGCAATCAATACCGGGCTTGGCGAGTGCTATGCCTTCAAGGGCGACGCACTGCCGGCCGAGGCGGTGCGCCAGTGCATCGGCCAATATAAATTCGGCGAGATCCCGGAGGGCGTCAAGCGGATTACCTGCGGCGTCGATGTGCAGAAGCGGCGCCTGGTGTACGCGGTGCGTGGTTGGGGCTACTCGATGGAGTCCTGGCTCCTCGACGCCGGCGAGCTGTGGGGCGAGACCGAGCACGACGCCGTGTGGACGCAACTGGGCGATGTACTGCAAACCGAGTATGGCGGCCGGCGCATCAAACGCATGGGCATCGACTCAGGGTATCGCCCGGGTGATAAGTGGCGATTGCCCGACAACATGGTCTACGCGTTCTGCATGCAGTATCGCGGCACGGCGGTACCGACGAAGGGACGCGACCATCTGCCGAAGCCGTATCACTCCTCGCCCATCGATGTGAACTGGCGCGGCGTTAACGTGAAGAACGGCCTGCAGCTCTGGCATATCGATACCGATTATTTCAAAACCATTCTGATGGCCCGATTCACTTGGCCCGAGGACAAACCCGGCCGCTTCTGGGTGCCGCAGGATGTGTCGGATGACTACTGCTCGCAAGTAACCGCAGAGTCCCGGGTGCTGAAGCCCTCGGGCGCGGCGACTTGGATCAAGGTTCGGCCGGATAATCACTATCTGGATTGCGAGACGATCAACTTCGCGATGGCGCAGTCATTGGGCTTTCATCGTCAAGCGCGCGGCACCAAGAAAGCAGCGGCGCCGGCGCCCGATCCGCAAATGCCATCGAGTGCCGTCGTGCCGCCGCGGCCGCCCGCGCCAAGGCAGTTGCAGCCCGGACCGCCGAGTCGCTCAAAGAACTGGGTGACTCGCTGGTGAGAAGCCGCTCGAAAGGACTCGAATCGACCTGATTTGATCTGACTTCGATCCTTTTTCAACCGAATTCGAGCGCTTTGGCGCCCAATCGCGAGGCATATCCTGTGGCCGGTAAACTGATCGAGCCGCAGGTCAATATTCCGCCGCTGATCGAGCAGGGAGACTCCCCTTCGTGGATCGATGAGCCCTTCACGGATGACCAGGGCAATGCCTACGACGCCGCGAACTACGGCTTGGTCTACACGCTGGCCGGCGCGACCTCACCGCTTCCCTTAACCGGTGTCGCGACCGGTACGGGGTGGACGACGTCGATCACGACTGCGCAAAGCGCGGCACTTAGCCCGGGAACATATTGGTGGCAGGTAAAACTCACCGCCCCCTCGTTCGCGCTCACCGTGGCGCGAGGCGAATTGATTGTGACGCCGAATCTTGCGTCGCAAGCGGCAGGCTATTCCGGATACACGCTCGCCGAGCAAAACTTGCTCGCCGCGCAACAGCAGCTCGCCAACATCGGCGCGACCGAGAGCTACAAGATCGGCACGCGCGAAATGCGCTTCCGCTTGATGAAAGACATTTTGGAAGCAATCGCTTATTGGAACGCCCTGGTGATCAATGAAAAGACAGCTAACTCCATCGCACAGAAACAAGGAAACCCGCGAAAGCTCTACGCGCGATTCCCGAGCAGATTCGGCACCGGCACATGAAGCGGATGCTGCTCGCGCTCGAGTCGTGCCTCACGGCTGTGCCATTCATCATGAGTTGGCTGATCTGCGCGATTATCTTCTCCGCCAAGGCTGGATACCTGATGGCCGCGGCGGATGCCGCTAAGAAGGCGCAGATCTTAGATGCGCTGTGGCCGACGCCTAAGTTCCTGACACGCTGGCGCGCGGCACTTCCTCTGCAGCGTGATCGGCTGAAGGCGCGCTGGGCGAAGGCGAAGCAACGGCTGACGAAGGACGAATAGCCCGTGAACCCCTATGAGCTATTGAAGCCGGCAGCGCCGGCGGGGCGGACAGCGAAGCGCATGTATGCGGCCGCCGATTATTCGCGCCTGACCTCCGACTGGGCGCCCGCCTCGAGCTCGGCCGATTCCGAAATCGTGATGAGCTTGCGCGTGCTGCGCAACCGCTCGCGCCAACTCATTCGCGACAACGAGTATGCGCTGAACGGCCTTCGTCAGATCGTGCAGAACGTCATCGGCACCGGGGTCAATCTCGAATGCCTGATCAAGAACATGCGCGGCACGCTCATGGAGGATTTGAACGACAACGTGCACGAGGCCTTCCACGACTGGTGGAAGGAACCGCAGAGCGTGCACACGGCGGGCATCATGTCGGGCCCGGAGATCGAGCGCTACGCGATGAGTAACGTGGTCGAGTCCGGAGAATCATTCTTAAGGTTCGTCCGCCGCCCATTCGGCGAGTCGAAGATCCCGCTCGCGATCGAACTCGTGGAATCCGACCGGGTGATGGATCAGTGGACGCAGCAGACCGCGCCCAACAACAAAGTCATCCGCATGGGCATCGAAATGGACGAGTGGCATCGTCCGACGGGTTATTGGATGTGGCCGACACACCCCGGCGATTGGCAGTTCTCGGTGTTCTCGCCGTCAAACTTCATCCGCATGCCGGCGGACGATATCTGCCATCTGTTTATTGTCGATCGCTGGCCGCAGACGCGGGGCGTGCCCTGGTACCACGCGGCGATGAAGCGCCTGAACAACATGGGCGGCTACGAGGAGTCCGAGATCATTGGCGCCCGCGGGTCGGCGGCGATCATGGGGTTTATCACCTCGCCTGAGACGCCGACGCCGGATGACATTGAGAACGGCAAGCGCGTCGATGATATGGAACCCGGGCAGCTGCGCCATTTACTCCCGGGCGAGAAGTTCGAGGGCTGGAACCCACAGCGGCCGAACAGCGCGATGGAGCCTTTCATGCGCTTCATGCTGCGCGCGGTCGCGGCCTCGATTGGGATCAGCTACGAGAGCCTGGCGCGCGACTACTCGAATACCAATTACTCGAGCGCGCGCGCCTCGATGCTCGAGGACCGGGACCTGTGGCGCGTGCTGCAGCAGTGGTTCATCTTGCGATTCCGCCGCCGTCTGCACCGCGAGTTCATGCAAGCCGCGGTGCTCGCGGGGCAGCTCTCGATCGCGGACTTCAATCAGAACGAGCAAAAGTACTTGAAGGCTCACTTCAAGCCGCGCGGCTGGACGTGGATCGATCCGTCCAAGGAAGTCGATGCCGCCATCAAGGGAGTCCGGGCGGGCTTCAACACGGTGAGCGACGTGGTTGAGCAGTCCGGCAATGGTCGCGACGCCAAGGATGTCTTCAAGCAACGCCGCGCCGAGCTTGACCAGATGGCGGAGCTTGATCTGGTGTTCGACACCGATGCCGCGCAGGTCAATCAGAAGGGCATCGCGCAACCGAACACCGCACCCGAGGAAGAGGTCGACGCGCCCGCCGAGGCGGGCGAGGACGCGACCCAGGGCGCCGGCGAATCGGACGACGACAAAAGCCCAGCGCAGATCGCAGCCGCAAAGGCCGCGCCCGCAAAGAAAGCCGCTTAAGGAGATCACTCGATGGCGACACGCAAACGACCCGACAAGCTCGGGCCGCAGACCCGCTCGTTTCAAATTCGCGACGTCTCCGTCAATACGGCCAAGCGCACCGCCACGTTCTCGTTCAGCTCCGAGGAGCCGATCGAGATGTGGTACGGCACAGAGGTGCTATCGCATGCCAAGGGATCGATGCGCACGGGAGTTCGGCAGGACAACATGCCGCTCCTGTTCAACCACAACATGGACGATCTTCTCGGCGTCGTCGAAACCATAGAGATCGAAAAAGAGCAGGGCGTTGCCCAGGTGCGTTTCGGCAAAGACGAGCGCGGCGACTGGGCGATGAGCCAATACGCCGACGGCATCTTGCGCAATGCCTCGTTCATGTATCGCGTCTTCAAATGGGAAGTCGATGAGGACATCGACCCCGATCTCATTACGGCGACCGAGTGGGAGCCCTACGAAATTTCCTTAGTCACGGTGCCGGCCGATGCCTCTGTCGGCCAAGGCCGTGCTGCCGACGAATCAGAAAACGTCGTGAATATTTTTTCTAAACGGGCGCAACGCCCCAACCCTGGAGCATCGACAATGGATCCCACCCCTGAAGAAATTGCGGCTGCGGCCGCGGCCCGCGCTGCCCGACCCAATGGGGGCGCCGTCGATATTGAAGCGATCAAGCGCGAAGCGGCGGAGGGCGAGCGCAAGCGCGTCTCGGAAATCTCGGGTCTCGCCGCACGGTTCGGTCTCGGCAACGAGTTTATCGAGCGCCATCGCAAGGACGGTTCGACCGTCGAGCAGGCCCAGCGCGGGGCGCTGGATGAGGTCGAGAGGCAGCATAAAGACAGCGAGGGTATCCGTTCCCGCGAAGCGACCCGCGTATCGGAGATCGAGGCGCTGGGAAAGCGTTTCGATATGCCCCAAGAATTCATCCGTGAGCACGTGACCAAGAATACCCCGATCGAATTGGTGCGCGGTATTCTGCTCGAGCACGTCGCATTGCGCGGCGGCCCACCGAAGCCGCTTTCGGATGCAAGCACGATCGATTGGTCGCAGAAGGAGGCCGGCAATTACTCCGTGCGCCGCGCCATTCTCGCTGCGGCGACGAGCGACTGGAGCAAGGCGGGCTTCGAGCGCGAGGTATCGACGACCCTTGGGAAGCAACGAAGCACCGAGCCGCGTTCCGCGTCGGCCTTTTTCATGCCGACGAGCCTTCCGTTTCAGGTCAAGGGCGCGCCGCGCTCGGTGATGCTGGATGGCCTCAGTCAGCGCGCTATTTATCAGGTGGGAACCGCAGCTCAAGGCGGAAACCTGGTGGGTACCGAGCTGCTGGCTGCCGACTTCATCGAGGTGCTTCGCAATCGCACCGTGACGGGACAACTCGGCGCCCGGTTCTTGACCGGCCTGGTCGAGAACGTCGACTTGCCGCGCCAGAATG